GATGGCAAGCTTCATGTGAGACTATTACAGCACAGAACTGCAACAGGTAGATTTAGTGGTGCAGACCCTAACATGCAGAACATGCCTAGAGGTGGAACATTCCCTGTAAAGAAGGTGTTTATATCACGTTGGGAAGGTGGCAAGATACTTGAAGCTGACTTTGCACAGTTAGAGTTCAGAACGGCTGCCTACTTATCTAAAGATGAAATAGCAATAAAGGAGATTAAAGATGGTTTTGATGTACATGCATACACTGCTTCTGTCATTACGGAATCAGGTCAGAAGACTTCTAGGCAAGAAGCCAAAGCCCATACCTTTGCACCTCTCTATGGAGCAACAGGATTTGGGAGAACGAATGCTGAAGCTAAATATTATGAACAGTTCACAAAAAAATATAAGGGAGTCGCATCATGGCATTCCCGATTGGCTAAGGAAGCTCTAACAACACGTATGATAACAACACCATCAGGTAGGCAGTTCTCTTTCCCCGAAGTACAAAGAAAACGTAATGGCACTGTATCACATTTCACACAGATAAAAAACTATCCTGTGCAAAGTTTTGCGACTGCTGACATTGTTCCTGTAGTACTTGTACACATTGAAAAAGAACTTGACAGGTATGAGTCGTGTGTGGTAAATACTGTACATGATTCTATTGTTATAGACATTCATCCAAGTGAGGAAGAAATAGTGTTGAACATAATACGTGATACCAATAAGTCATTGAATAATATAATTAATTTAGAGTTTGGGATAGACTTTGATGTGCCTCTATTACTTGAGGCAAAAATAGGTACTAATTGGCTTGACACCAAAGATGTATCGTGATATAACTATGGTTCTTTTGAAAGGAGTAAATTGAAAATGACAGATTTAGTTACTATAAGTACAGACAATTATGCTACTATGGCTAAAGCAATGGGCTTGCCTACAAATAGCAAAGAGAAGAAGACAAACGTCTTAAACAGATTTAGAATATGGCACAACCCAACAATGGGAATGGGTGAGTCTAATGGTAGGTCTGTTAAGATGGAAGTCGTTGAAGGTGGTATGTACAGATTGGAAGTTCCTAGTGACCCAAGTGTATACTACTTTTCAGAGAAGGTAGAGTTCAGACCTTTCTTACAGAGGTTTATGTATAAAAAGTTCAAACAAAATCATAATGCTAAAGATGGGGAAAAGCAGGGTGGTTATGTTAAAACTATATTAGCTGACTCTTTAAATATAGACTTGAAAGATAATGATGGGACATTTAACTGTGGCAAACCCGCAGGTTATGTTAAAGATTTCCAAGCATTACCTGAAGAAACACAGAAACTTATAAAGACTATAAAACGTAATAGAGTTGTCTTTGGTCTAGTTAAAATGATAGACCCTGTAAAAGGTATTGATGGAAATGAAATAGCAGACCTACCTGAGTTTCCTGTTATATGGGAGATTGAGAATAGGGATGCCTACAAATCTGTAGGAGATGTCTTCTCTACCTTTTCAAAGATGGAAGCCCTTCCTTTACAACATGTAATTAAGTTAGAGGGTACTAAGGAGAACAAGATGAATAATGGTGGAAGTTTTTATACACCTATAATTCAGCTAGATACATCTAAGAAGATAGAAATAACTGACCAAGACCACAAGGTATTTGGTGACTTTCTAGATTGGGTAAAAGCTCATAACGATGGCATTGTTAATGCTTGGGACAAGAAAGTTTCTGAAAGGCAGGATGAAGTATCTGATGAGGATATAGAAACTGTAGAGGACTTTATAGATGTAGAGCTAGATACTAATGCTAAGTAACAATGCTTTTAAAGCACATGGCATTAACTATCTTTCTCCGAGTAGTATAAATACATATATAAGTGACCCATCTATGTGGGTCGCTAGATATTTGTTTAAAGTGAAGTCATCAAGTGGTCCAGGTGCAGTGCGAGGCATTGCAACGGAGCATGTACTAGCTAACAAATATAATGAAGGCACGTTTGATTACAAAATGCTTGACTTAAAATTTATTAGTTTATGTACAGAATCTATGGTTGATTTAGGGGACAAGAAGGCAGAAAAGGAAAGGAGTACCCTAGAAAAGTTTGGAGAAGTTATAGATAAAAATTTTAATTATAAAAACTTAGAAGACTATCAAGAAAGAGTTGAAGTACAATTAGATGATTTACCTGTACCTATCATGGGTTACATAGACTTTAGATTTAAAAATAAAATAGTTGATTTAAAAACATCTACAAGGATGCCAACACAGCCAACTGAAGCTCAGAAAAGACAGATGGCTTTGTACTCTATGGCATACCCCAAGAGTAGTGTGGACTTATTCTTTGCTACCCCAAAGGAACATAAAGTTTTCACACTTAAAAATCTTACTTCGTATAAAAAGCAACTTGAAAAAGTTGCATATAGTATACAGAAGTTTTTATCTATCAGTAATGATAGACATGAGTTAGCTTCTTTTATTTATCCAAACTTTGATTCTTGGATGTGGAGTGGTAAGATGAAGGAAGAAGCAAAGAAAATATGGAGTGTAAAATAATGGCAGAAGATACAAAATTAAATGATTTAAAAGCTAACATTGAAAACATGGAGAAAGAGTTAGCTGAAGCAAAGAAAACCTACCGTGAACTGCGTACCGCAGGTCTACGTGACGCAATAGAAGCTAGAAAAGCTGCTGATGAAGCAGTTAAAGAAGAGCTAAAGAGCTTAGGATACAATAGTACATATTCGTATAGTAATCCATTTATATCTTGGCGAAACTTTTAATTGTCTCCTCATAAATTAAGAAGAGACGCAATAAAGCATGGGTATAGGAGTGGACTTGAGCATAAGCTATCATTATATCTAAAAGAACATAAGTTTAATTTTTCTTATGAGTCTATAAAGATAGAGTGGGAAGACTTATCATATCGCACTTATACCCCTGACTTTATTTTAGATAACGGTATAATCATAGAAACTAAAGGTAGATTCATTGCATCAGACAGACGTAAGCATTTAGCTATACAAAAACAACATCCTAAAATAGACATTAGGTTTGTATTTACAAATAGCAGAGTTAAGTTATACAAAGGTTCTAAAACCACGTATGCTCAATGGTGCATAAGACATAATTTTAGATACTACGACAGAATAATACCCGAAGATTGGATGAAAGAAAAAGGCAAAAATAAACACCCAACTTTCATAAAGTTTGTTGGAAAAAAAGTAAGGAGATAAAAATGGAAAAATGTGACAACAAAGGCAATCACTTCTTCGTAGAGATAATACCATCAATTGATGATAGGGGAGATTGGGATGGCAAATTTCAGTTAGCTATACAAATTAGAAGAGCTAATATAAGTGACGATAGTTTCTTTGAGTTAGAAAATTTATGTCAGATGGCATGTGCTAGTTTAACCCTTATGGAAGAAGATACTAAATTTAAGGATAAGGTTGATGTTTTCCTACATACTCCTGATGATGAGGACATCAAACCATCTTTACCTATTGACAATGTTACAGAAAATGTGATAAAAGTTAACTTTGAACGTAAGATAGGAAAGAATGAGAATAATAAATGTTAAGACATATGGAGTATATGAAAATGAAAGCAGAAGAAAATGATATGGTAAATCATCCACCTCATTATAATAAGTCGGGTATTGAAACTATACAAGCTATAAAAGCTATGACAGATGGTGGCTTTGAACCTTACTTACAAGGTAACATTCTAAAATACCTGTGGAGATATAAATACAAAAATGGCTTAGAAGACTTATATAAAGCCCAATGGTATTTAAATGAATTAATTAATGTTGTTGAAGATGCTGATAAGAGTTAAGGTAATGATGACATTAGATATTGACCCTGAAGAATATCCTGTCCCTGCAGACGGAAGGGTTGACCAAGAGATTGAAGACCATATGCAGGAATACGTACATGATATATCAGGAATAAAGATAAAATATATGAAGACTATTAGCGAGGAGACATAAATGCAAAACTACTTACCGACTGATTATCAGAATTTCATCGCCCTTTCTAGGTACGCAAGATGGAAGGATGATGAACAAAGAAGAGAAAATTGGGGAGAAACCGTAGACAGATACTTTAGCTATATGACTAAGCATCTTAAAGCTAATTATAATTATACTATAACAAAAGCATTAAAAGATAAACTCACAGAACAAATACTTAATCTAGGTGTCATGCCTAGTATGAGAGCTTTGATGACAGCAGGACCTGCTTTGGATAGATGTCATGTAGGTGGCTACAACTGTAGTTATATACCTGTAGATAGTCCCCGTAGTTTTGACGAATGTATGTATATACTTATGTGTGGTACAGGTGTAGGGTTCTCTGTTGAACGTGAGAACATAGACAAGTTACCTGTAGTTAATGAGCATTTTGAGGACAGCACTACTATCATCAAAGTTGCGGACAGCAGA